AGAACATGTTGTTCAAGTTCCGTGATGATCGAATCTTTCATGCGAAAGAGCCGACCATTACGGGACTGCAAACGCGTGGCTGGGGTTTGCCGAGGTCGATTTTTCTTAACCGTCAGGGCTGGACGCTGCAGCTATTAAGAAAGAACACGCAGGGGTTGGCACTGGACTGGGTGATGCCGATGAAGATCGTCTCGCCGTCTGCGCAAGCGGTTCCGGTTGGGCGGGGTAATTCGATGAGCCCTTCGGCGAGCGTTAATCAAGCCGACTTTTCTCGCATGTTCGCTAAGGCGGTTTCGTCTCACCGCAGTAATCCGACGAGTTGGCAGGCAATGCAGATGCCAGTGGACGCTAATATCCTTGGTGGCGACGCCAACCGGCTGTTTCCTGCGGACATGATCCGTCACGCCAAAGACGAGTTTCTCGACGCCGGCGGGTTTCCTGTGGAGATGTACCGTGGCACGTTAACGTTGCAGACCGCTCCGGTCGGACTTCGCCTGTTCGAGGCCACCAACAAATCAATCCCGTCGATTCTTAACCGTGCGGTGAAATTCATCAGCGGACGTGTCTCTGAGTTGGCCAGCCGCGACCCGGTTGTCTGTAAGCACGAGCGAGTCTCGATTACTGACGATTTGGAAACGCTAATGATGCAGACGCAGATGGCTATGAGCGGAGCTTTGGCGATGAGCGAACCGATGCGACGCATGGGCGTTGACTACCGTGACAACGCACGTCAGACGATGCGTGAGACAGAAATCACGCAGGAGCTTCAGGAAGCTGCCCAGGAAGAGCAGATTAAGCGACAGCAGTCCAACGCGGCGATGGCGACTCCACCTGCGGGTGGAGCCGATCCGGCTGCGGGCGGTGCCGCTCCGGCAGAAGGTGGCGATCCGGCTGCTAACCCAATGGCAGGCATGCTACCCAGCACAGGGTATGTGCCACCAATGGCGCCAGACCAGATGGAAGAGGCAGCTACGGCGTTGGCCCAAACGCTCGCCGGGATGGACCCGATGTCACGGGACCGCGAGCTAAAGATCATCCGCGACCGTTACCAGACGTTCCACGCGATTGTAAGGACGCGGTTGGAGCAGGCGGATCAGCAAATGGGGCAGCAGGGGCGTCAGATGATGATCGGACAAGGCGGTTAGGCGATAGAACGCGAGTGGTGGAATAGGTAGACACACGGAAATGGCGGGTCGAGTACGAGAAAGACGGGTCCGACCGTAGGAGTCGGGTAGCCTATGTAGCTGCGTCTATAATCTCGGCTATGCTGGGTGCGAATCCCGGTCTCGCGTCTTCAATAACATGCGGCGACAAAATCGATTTTGTCGCCGCTATCTCTCTCTCCCTTCCTAAGGAAGTCTAGTGGCTAAAAAGAAAGTAAAACCGGCAACCATTACAGCAAGGTCGCGACGCAGCAAGATAACACCGATGGTAGCGTTGCTGGTACTCGAAGAAAGCAGTCCTTGCGATCCTGAGACATTGATCAACAAGATCAAGATCGATATGCGGTTGACTTCGGATGATGAGTTTGAGTGGGCCTCGAACTACTCTTTTGTGCCTACCGTGTTGACGCCGCTGCTGGAGAAAGGCTGGGCAATTCGTAAATACGAGCGAGACGGGTACATTTTCTCTATCACGCCCGCCGGTAAAGCCGAGATCGCTCGGCAGTTTTAGCCTAGGCGATCTCAGCTTTACTTCGTTCTCGATAAGCGTAAACCATGGCATCAACACGCGGCGACGTTAATATCCACGCGGTACCAGGTGGCAAGGACTATCTCAAACAGACGATGGCTTCTCGTTACAAGGCGACGCTGCGTAAGTCGCCGCAAGCGGGAATGGCTTCTCCCGTCGGCGTGATCTCGCCAGCTACCCCGATAGCGGGAGAGGTCGTCAAAAGTGCTTTTCAAATTAACAGGGAGGCATTGTTCCAAGAAAACCCCTCCTACGGGTGGCAAGTAACCGGGAGTGGGGGTGGAAATGGGTCATTTCCAGTAGTTGGTGGGTATGACGCTGTGCTTCATTCAGCTGCAGTAAAAATCGCTTTTCTAACGACCTCTACCGGTCATTCAGACGGTTGGACCGGCAAATTAGCGGGAATCAGCGAGTTTGCCGGGAACCGTTCGGTCACTCTTAAACACGCTTTTAGCCCTTGGAGTGCCGTTAAGAGCGTTACTGACCCTGTCTGGGAAGCAGGTTACGGTGCCGCGGACAGTACCGTCAGTGCGATACGCAACGCACCTCGTGCGGTGATGAACGCGGGTTCGGCGTATAAGCATCAGTTCAATCGGATGTACAACCCCTATTCGCAGGCTTGGAACGAACCGGGGATGAGCGGAGACAATATTGGAAGGGCGGCAATGGGGGCCGGATTGGGCGCCGGGGCACTTGCAGCCGGGATGGTTGCCGGACCTGCGGCAGCTGCAGGCGGTGCTGCCCAGGGAGCGAGAGCACTGCTTACAGGCGGCATGCAGGTTGTCCGTAACATGGCTCCTACCGCGATTAGGCAGGCAGCACAAAAGACCGTGGCAGCTTCCCCGACAGCGGCCAGGCTAGCTCAGGCCAGTGGCCGCGGGCTTCAGGCAGTTCAGCAAGGGGCCGGGAAGGCAGTGCAGGTAGTTAAGCAGGTTGCAACCAATCCTACAGTTGTTGATGCAACGAAGCGGTTGGGTTTTGGCCAAGGGTACGGCTACGCGGGCGATTTTGCGGGTAGTGCGGCGGATACAGTAGCCGGCCAGGCTGGTATTGACACCAATGGATGGGGGCAGGCGATTGGCGGGAACTACGGGTTTTTTCGCGGGCTTGGCAAAGGGATACCGGCGGCGGGACCGCTCGGTTCGTTACTGAGCCGTACAGAAAAGAAACTTAAACCGGCGGCGGGACAACTGACCACGTACGGAATCGGTGATGCGACTATCGGAAAGATGCAGGAAGAGCTTACTGACGGCAATATGAACATGTTTCGCCCTACAGATTCGTATCTAAACGCGCAGGATGCGGTATCTCGCAGGATGGATGCCACGGTGTTGGAAGCCACCGGCATGACCGTTCCGCAGATAAGGGAGATGGCGGACCGGGCTAAGCCACTTGTAGAGCAGGCATATCAGGAGTACGGCCCGCTCCCGCAGCAACCTTACGCGACTCCGGCATCAACAGCGACCGTAGCCCGACCGCAACCACCGCAACCACCACAACCAACGCAGCAACCGCAACCACCGCAACCAACGCAACCACCACAACCAACGCCGCAACCGCAACCAACACAACCAACGCAACCAACGACCGTACCCGCTTCTTTGCCGCGAGCAGGTGCCAGCGGCCTTAGCGGACGTAGACCAGGCGAGAGCACAACTAATTTCATCTCGCGACTAGCTGAAGGCGGTAGCTAGGAGTCGCTGGCTGTTTATCGACCGACAAACAGGTTAAAGTTGACCCATCTGGGTCACTTATTTGCCAGTGGTTAGTGATGAACGTGTGTACGTTAGTGGCTAGCCTAGCAGTCCTTCTCTGTCGATACAGGCGAAAGCAGCATGGAAAACGATCAGTGGCGGGCGGCGATTATTGTCGAACGCAAAGACGCCAAGTACATGGACATTGGAATTCAGCGACTGCGAGCTGCTGGTTTCGAGAACATCCACGTCATGGCTAGTGAAGGGGTGACGATCTCTAAGCGGTATCAACCGATGAGTCACCAAGCCAAAGAATGGACCGACGGGTACTCGCTTTGGAGAGGCGCGATCGAGTTGTTGGGTAAGATCTACACTTCGCGTTCCCAGCTGTTCCTGCTGATGCGACCCAACTTCCACCTGTGGGGCGATCTGATGCGATATGGTGAATTAACGATCGACCAAAGGTTGCTAGCTGTATGGAGTCCGTTCACTCCTAACCGCGTATTTCCCTCAAGTAACCAGACTCGCCCATCTTGCGAGGGTAGCTTTGGTTGGTGTCCGACCGCGATGAACGCTGACGCTTCTGTTGCAGACTGCTTGATAATGACCGGCCATATGCTTACGTTAGTCGGCCAGTACCTACCAGCGGTGTCGGCAGGCGGGCAAGTGGGCAGTGCGATTGCTGCGGCAATGGAACGTCAGGGCGTGCCGTTCTATTACCACTTACCAAGCCTGGTGACTACAGCAGAGCACACGCTCGAGGCCGACGACTTTGTCGGTGTTACGTTCGATATGTCCAGGAAGGACATGCTGACGGGTAGCTTTCTTCTCAACCCTAGCACGCCCAGACGTAGAAAAACAGGAAGTATGACATGCGTACCCTCGAACTCGTACCAGAACGCAAGTTCGCCCCCGACAGTAGTAAAAAAACCGCGACTCGGGTCGTAGTTGCGGTTTATGGAGCTGACACCCGGATCGGCTGCAAATTGATTGCATTGTTGAGGCAGAACAATCTCGGGGTGCTACCTCGTCCGGTCAGTTGGGCTATCGGAAAAAGCTCAGCCGAGATCCGTGCGGACGTCGTGGACAAACAACCAGGGGTGATTCTGAACTGTTTGATCGATCCAGACAGCGGAGACCTACCGATCGACGAGACGGCTGCTTACGTGGCAGTGACACAGTCGCTCGTCTCTCAGGCTAAGCAATTAGGTTGTCGTTACATCCACTGTTCCAGTGCAAGAATTTATGGGCTTGGCGACAAGCCGGAACACGGCAACTCTTATGCCGAATATGATTCGGTGCTGGTAAAAGGTGATGACCCATGGCGACAGTTAATCGCCGCCACCGAGCGGACGGTGATGTTGCACACGTTGCTAGCTAATCCGGTCGCCTCGCGTACAGCGAATGATCGTTTTGGGTTCTACGTAGCCAGATTTGGTCATGTGCTAGGTTTTGGCGAAACCCGTTCGCAGCGGTTCCCTGCGGTTCACACGCTATCTGCTTGTCTACAGGAAGCATCGCAGAACAACTGCACGCTGATCTGCAACGATCCTGACCGGCGGATATCACCGGTCAGCGTGGGTACAGCTGCCGGGTGTATCGCGGACTTATGCGAACCGCGTTGTCAGGCACCTTACGGGTTTTACAACGTCGGGTCCACCGACACCGTTTCGTTGCGAGAGATCTGTACTCAGTTAGCACTGCGGCATGGTGTTTACACTTCGCTGGTGCCTTTCAGCGGCCGACGAGATGCTAAGGCGGTCTACGGGGTCGACGCTGATCAGGCGGTGAACCCGGCCTGGTGGCTCAGTCGCGGGATGCGAAAGCTGCCCACCTGGAGAGCGGCGGTCGCCGAGCTGATGGTTGACCGCGATTTGTGCTCGGTCTGACCTGGCAGGGTGAATTACTCAGCCGATCACGTAGGCATTAACCTAGCGGGTGACCCGTTCTCGCTCACCCGCTAGGAATCGATATGCTAGGCGAATTATTCAAAACCGCGGACGACACCGCCGCGGCTAAGCTTTCCGGAAGACTGATTTTGTCAGATTCCGGATGGTTATTATTGACGGTGCCAAACGCACTGGTTCGCGGGGCATTCTCCGCGCTGGCGGTTCCAGGAATCGAGCTACCGCCGCGTAAAAGCGGTTCGGCGTTGCGGGCACATATCTCGGTGATGAACGCCGAAGAGGTCGCCGCTATACCTGGCAAGATCAACGAACTAGGGAAATCGTATTCCTATCAGCTCGGTCAGATCCGCGAAGTCAAGCCGATAGGCTGGCAGGGAATGGAACGGGTCTGGTTCATTCGCGTTGATTCGCCTCAGCTCAAGGAACTGCGAAGAAGCTACGGGCTAAGTCCGATCCCGATGGGCGGGCGGACCGAGAAACCTTTTCATATTACGATTGCCGTAAGACGCAAGAACGTGTTACGGACCGGATCAATGTCCAAGTTGTCTCTTTTTAACTCTTTCTCGATAGGAACGAATATTGGATAGGATGTGCAGAGTTGGCTAAACACGCCATAAGCGAGTTCGTGTTTCCTGTTCCTCTACGGCCAGGAAACGAAAAAACAGGTACAGAGGTCTATACGACCTCGCTACCTCCGGGCAAGACTTGCCCGGGAATGACAGCAGATTGCTGGGAGAAGTGCTACGCCCGCAAGGGCCATTACAACGGGCCGACGGTAATCAACCGCCTGGCGGTGAACGACGCGATGCGGCAATTGCCCGACTTCGTTCGCAGAGTAACGGGCCAGATCGTTTCTCAAGGGATTCGATTCGTGCGGGTCCATGCGGCGGGCGATTTTGACACCCAGGAATATATCCAACAGTGGATCGATATCGCCAAGCGAAATAAGAACACAGTGTTCTATGCCTACACACGATCATGGTCGGTACCTAGCTTGCTACCCAAGCTGCGTAAGCTGGCCAAGATGCCTAATGTTTCGCTATGGTTTAGTTGCGACCGGTCAACCGGTATGCCGCCCAAGAGTACGCGGGTTAGGCGTGCGTACATGTCCGTTACCGACAGCGATAAGCCACGGTACAAAGTTGACCTATTCTTTCGTGCCGGCAGTCGCAGACAGAAACAGGTCAAGTCAGCCGGTACGTTGGTGTGCCCGGCCGAGCGGACGCCAACTAAAGGCGTTACCTGCAGTCAGTGTCGAATCTGCATTGATCGCGGCGATTGGCTAGATCAGCAGAATGATCGTTTGCGTGGCAAGGCAATCAGTCTTCCTGTGCTACAGGGAGGCGTATGATGGGATTTCTTCTTCTTTTGGACATGCGAGGGCCCTCGTTCACGCAGGATGGCTACCCTAAGCCAGAACCAGAGCTGAAAAAGATACTGATGAGGCTCGTCCGCTCGCTAGACAAGGGAACTTCAATCGCACAGTTTGACAACCAGGAGGTGTTGGATTCGCAGCGGCGTCCCTGCGGATCGATATGGGTAAGCCAGCAGCGATGGACGGACGATGCGATTGACGCCTTGATTCGAGAGCTTGAATGACCCTAGCGGCGACAAAATCGATTTTGTCGCCGCATCCACCTAACCCTTTGAATGAGGATTTCGATGAGTATTATTTACGCGATAGCTAATGACGGCGGTATTTCCGCCTACGTCAACGGCCAGATGAAGGTGGTCGCTCCTGACCACCCCAAGTATGAAGACATCTTGCTGGCGTTGGACAAGCAGGATTCCGACAAGTTTTTGAGGTTGGCCGACGTCAGCAGCGCGGTTAATGATTACCTCAGCCCCAGCGGCAAGTTGGCCGTCAAGAATGGCCAGGTGCTTTATCAAGGTGTTTCGATCGAGTTTGCGTTCACGACGCGGCTACTGGAAATGATGGCCAAGTCATTGCCGTATCTGCCTTATGTCCGCTACATCGAGCGAACGATGCGTAACCCGCGGCCACGCTGCGTCGCATCGCTGGATTTGCTAATCAACCGGGCGGATGCGAAGTATCCGTTACCGCTGCTTCCTGACGGACGGTTCCTGGCATACAAGCGAGTCCGTCCGGATTACCTGGACCATTACGGCGCTACGGTGCTCTACGAGCCGCTGGAGGTTAAGTACAAGGATCACCCTTTGGTGGGTGATTTAAACTGGCTGCATGCACAGGAAGGAAACCGCGTCGGGATGCCGATCTGGGAAACAGACGACAACTTCCAGCTAGCTTGCTCGGCGGGATTCCACGCTGGCTTGTACGAGTACGTCGAGACGTTTCACAAGGACGACGGCCCGATACTAGCCGTGGCGATTTGCCCCAGCCAGGTGATCTCAGTTCCACAGGACGCCAGTGCGTTTAAGTTTCGCACACACGCACTGGAAGTGCGGCACATCGTCCCGGAGACGTTCTTGGACTTGATCTTTGATCCGACTGGCTCGCTTAAAGCGGCCAGGGCTAATTCGACGTTCTATAACGACGCTTGGTCCTGCGAAGAAAGTGAGTTCGAGTACTCAGAATTTGGCGACGACGACGACGACGAACACGACGACGACTGGTCGCAGATCTAGTCGTTATTTTCGGCTGTAACACCAAAGGGCACCCAGGAGCCGTTCCGGGTGCCCTTGTTTCATTTCTGGCGGAATTGTTTCAGCAATTCCACCAGCGTTTCATTAAACCATCAGGACCGATCCATGATTCCGGCAATCAGTACCAATTCTTTTGCGTCGTTCGGGATGTCCGGCGGCGGCAAATGCACGATGCGCAACGCCTCCCATTTGCAGCAGTTGTTCCTTGGAAAGATTTATGCGGATCCACTGCACGCACTTGTACGCGAGCTATGGCTAAACGCCATCGACAGCATGATTCAGGCGGGTCGGCCCGAGGTTCCGATCGAGGTTTCGCTGCCAAACTTATTGTCGCCGGTTTACCGGGCGAGGGATTTTGGCGTCGGAATGACGCACGACCAGTTCGAGGCCATCTACAGTGACCTGGGCGGCTCTACTAAACGCAGTGATGCCGCCGTCACTGGTTCGTTAGGCCTTGGCTCCAAGAGTCCGTTAGGCTACGCGGACTTGTTTAACGTCTCCTGTTACGACGGAGAGACGGTTAGACATTACCTGATCTCTAAAGACGTCGACGGCGACATGATGTGGGTCCCTGTCTCATCGTGCCCCAGTGACGAACCGCAGGGAGTCGAGGTAGTCGTTCCGATTAAGACTGGCGATACCGCTAAGGTTATCCATCACTACTACAAGATCTTGTCGGCACTGAACCATCCCAACATGCCGCAGGTAGCGGTGCCAAACGTGACTGGGTTATCCGGTGCTCGACCAGAACCAACGGACTGGTCAGACTATCCCTTGACCTCGCCGACGGTTTCGTTCGACGCGTCTAACAGCCGAACAACGTCCTTTCGGTTCTTTATGGGTAATATCGAATACCGCGCGAACCTCGAAGCGATGGTCGCGAACGCATCGAAAACCTGGGAAGACCACCGGGAGCTAGTACTGGCGACCGCCCGTGAGCTTAAGATTGCCGTCTTTGCACCGATGGACGCCTCGCATGGTCATTGCCCGGTGGACTTCGACGCCGGACGTTACAACGTGCAGCCGACCGCGAGGTCATCTGACTGGGTCATGTCGCAGCTTGTCGAGGCGGCTGAAAAGTACTGGAAGGCACAAGTAGCCAGGCTCAAAGCGGCGGACGGCTTGCTGCAACGGTGGTCGCTGTTAGCGTCGCTTGATAAGCAGTACACCGCGGCTATTTTTAAACACCTGGTAGCACGTGCGGGGGTCACCGGCGACGCTCAGTTGCTTATTCCAGTTAGTAAAAGCCCGCTCAATTTGTTGCTGGAAGCGGCTGGCGACCAGATCGGTACGGGCTGGTTGCCTAGGTCCTACACTTCAGGCGGCTCCGACATGCGAGATGTGTCCCAGAAAATGGCTGGTAAACGGCTGGCCAATCACGCAAAAACGAGGGCGAGAGTGGACGACTTCGTGTCATTGACTAGGCAGCTTCGGAGTTCCACCGCCTCGGTGCTAATCATCGACGAGCCGAATAGCTGGCGGCAGCGGTATGAAGCGGATTATGACGCCCGTTTACCGGTTTTCACGGTGGCTTATGAAGAGTTAGTCGCCGGTAAGCTTGTGCGTAAGCCGACAGCGGCGTCCGCATTTAATCTTCGGCGGTATTTAGAGTCTCACGGCGTACAGGTAACGCAGGTCAGCGAGTTGCCGGTAATCGAGCGATCTCGTACGGTGAAGCTTAAACGGCGTGAGAAGCAGTTCACGCTGCAGCAGTGCTACACCGTCAATTCGTCGATGTTCAATTATCCAGCAAGTGTCTTCCGTCCTTACAGTGGCTACGGTGGCGACACGGACGATAGGTTTCTTTTGCTCCGCGTAAATGGACACAGGATCGAAACGTCACCGACGTCTGGGTGGTGTGAGGTGAGTGCTACATGGCATGAAGGTATCACCGCCGCGATGGCAACCGACTTAACACGTAGCGACACGCAGCACTACAGCGATTTACTCGCTTACCGGCTTTCGGGAGTCAAGTCGTCTGCGATGCCGGACAACTGCGACGACTTGTTCGTTTATTTGCGGGAGCAGTATCAGTGGCATCTACCGCTGCTGGAGTGCGCAGCCTTGGAGCGGCATTTAAGGGCGGCGTTAAACAACGCTGACGTCATGGAGCATATTGAGGGCGACACACCGTTTGGCGAGGGTCGTCCGCGGATTCAGACGCCGGTTAACTGGATGCGGTCGATGATGCAAATCTTCGGCCATCGGATGCGGTCGCACATCTGCCGTTTCGAGAAGGTATGCGTAGCCTTCTTCGGGCAAGAATACATCGAGAAGCAAGACCAGTGGAAAGCAAAGAACGATCCGGTATGTCGACAGCTGGCCGAGAACTTTGTCAAGCAGTACCCGCTCTCGCCGATTCTTCCTTTCGGAAACTTTCGAGATACGGTAAAGACTTACCCACAGATGGCCCACCGGCTGGACCGCAAGGACCATCTGACGGCTAAGGACATCCCTAAACTGCCGATTCTGCCAGAGTCCGAATTGCTGACGAAGCTAGTACCCGATCTGCCGCATTTTGTCTCGCTGACGTCGTCAAGCTATTCTGGCTGGCTAAAGCGAGACCAAGTATGCAAGACGAAAGTGTTGACGAATTCGTAGCCATCTTCGGCGACGGCGGGAAGATAGCAAAGCTGGCCGCCGAATTACCGGCGGTCAGCCAAGTTACGTGGCCAGATCCTTACGAGATCACTGAGCTACGGGAGTTGGCCAAGCAGGGCAACGCCGTCGCTCTTGCGATCTACGGACTGCACGATCGTTTCCAGGGAAACGACCCTAAGACATTCTTTCACGCTATTAAAGTGGCCGGGGAGGTCAGCGAACAACTACAGAAACTAGCGGATTCCCTGATACCGCCCGCTCGCGACGTGATGACCAACTTCAAGTCGCCGTTCGATCGCGACCCGAAGCGGTACAGTTCGATACTGGATCAGGCCGGTACGGTTGCCCAGTGGTGGCCAGGGACGATCGGCGGCGTCCCTAACTTGCCAGGTCCGCTTTCGAGCCTGGCGGTGATGGGTACACTCGGCGCTGGTGCCGGGAACCTGACGGGTAGGTTGCTTGCCAATCACCCAGCATTTGATCCAGAGACGGTAACTAGCCGGGCGACGATGATCGGCGGCCTGCTGGGGTTACTTCCTGGGGCGGCGTCCATGGGAATGAACGCTTTGGCTGGCAAGTCGTTGCTGGGTGACAACGTATTGGGGATGCAGAAGCGTTCTCTGTTAGATCCGACGCTGTTCTCACGCCCTAACTTGATTCCGGTTGAGCAGCTGCAGCAGATGGTTTGGGAAGACCCCGACGTCGCTGGCCGTCTGCCCATTCACATTGCGGCGGCAACGTCGGCTCTTGTCGAAGGGGCTAGTCGGCAGAGCCGCAGCGAAACTCCGTTTATCACCCCTGGCGATATTGCGAGAATGGCTGTGGGCATGGGTTCCGGCTACACTAGCGGCTTATTGGTCGGTAAGGCCCTGGGCGGGCTGTTCGGAGTTTCCGACGCAGCTCAGCAGGTACTGCGTCGCTCCGGAGCGGCAGCCGGTCTTTTACAGACATTTGTACCGTTAGCTTTTGGTGCGTAGATGACATTCTTAAAGGGTTCCACCGGTCTTTGGCTTCCCGGCTCGGCGGACAGTAACTGTACGGAAGCCAGAGGGGTGAGTTTCTACGCGGAGAACGGCATGGTGTGCATGCGTAAGGAGCTGCCAGACGGTAAAGAGGAGTTTAAGCAGTTGGCCCCCAGCGAGGCCAGGATACGAATGCAGGCGCTCGTAGAGGTTGCCAAGCGATCAAGCGACGTCCACGGGCCGAACCATTCCCAGTCTAAGTTTTACGAAAACTTTATCGACGGGTATAAACGAGCCATCGTTGCGGCAGAAGAGCAGGGTCCGTATGAGGATCCCAGCAGTCGTCGAGACCGCGTCAACCGCCGTCCGAAGTCGTTCGCGATGCCCTCTAAAAGCCTGGAATGATCATGTCCACTGCCGAACAACGCGCTAAGCTCGCCGCCGATATGCTGGGAACCCTAGTTGATGCGGGGTTGAGTAGGCAGGAAATGATTAGCATGCTGTCGTTCTCCGCTGACGTCCTGGAGAAGCAGGCATCGCAAGGAAAGACGCTTGACACCATGGAGTTGGACAAACAGTCAGGTTTGTTTGGTGCATTGGCCGGAGCGTTGCCGATAGATGCGATCAAGGATATCGCTCTTCGCGGGGCGGACAAGGTGTTTGGGCTTGGCGAGCGTGTAGTAGGCAGTGCGTTGGATACGACCATGAAGTATTCGCCACTGATTGCGGGAGCTGCGTTGGCGACTCCGGTGATCGCAGGTTACGCCGCAGGTCATGGGATAGGTACTGGCAGCGACAACGGCGATGAGATGGTTCGATCGATTCACCAGCGAGAATTGGTTTCGATGCTGCGGGAGAACGCGAGGCTAGCTGAGCAGACTCGCTTGGTTGAGGAGCAGCGACAGAAGCAGTTGGCAGGTAAAAAGCGACCACGCCGTTTCGCTGGCTAAAGCGTGTCGCCGACAAAATCGATTTTGTCGGCGTGAACCCGGAAGTGGCTAGCTGGTACATTGCTTGTGGTATCACTCCACAGGCGAGAAACAATGCACGATAATCAATCCAGCGATCAAACTCTCAGCTATCAGCATTTCGATCGCGAGCATGTTCCGTTCAGCGGTCAGATGCCGCAACTGACTGCGGCAGAGTACTCACAGATCACACGTCGTGTACGGATATCGGGCTATGGGTTGTTTGACACGTCGGACCCGTCGCAGCGATATTTTGGGAGAACGCTGGCAGATTTGCTTAATCGTGCCGCACTAGAACAATACGAGCTCACGGTCTGTCAGCCGTATCATTTTGTTGACGGGGCCGGCACTAATAAAACGCTACGCTTTTATCTTTGGGTGATGTGGTATGAAAAAGTTGATCTCGATGCCGCAGCTGCCCGTAAGTTCTCCGAAACGGGCGTCCTTGACACCGAACCTGTTGTCGAAATTGTCACAGACGCCGACGTCGACGACGGCCTCAAAAACCTCGGCGGATCCGACCACGGAAGCTTTGCTGCGAGCGGCCAATCTCGACGCGTTCAACAAGATTATCCCCAATCTAGTTCGTTATGGGACCGCGTTCGCCACAGGCGGAGCCGCTCTCGCTGGCTTGAACCGTCTGACGAAATTGCGAACCGAGCAGGAGATTGACAACGAAGAAAGCAATTCGCAGAACCAGTTGATCCGCGTGATGAAGCATGCCGAAACAGGCTGGTGGGATGCGATTAAAGGCGGTTTGCAGGCAGGCAACCCGGCTGCCACATCACCACATGAGTTTCCGATCTACGCACCGGCCGTTGGCATGACGATCGGGGCAGGGCTGATAGGCGGATACAAAGCGACCGACATGGTTCTTTCTCGATTGCGAGACAGGGCGGCCAAGAAAGAGATAGCACAGGCACGCAAGGAATACGAAGACGCTATTTTCGGTGCTGGCGGCGGTAGTGGTGTCAAGCTTGCAGGGACCGGCGGCAGCGAACTATCAAGGCAGTTAACTCGCTTTGTAGATGCGGTGACGGCGATGTTACCGCACGACAAGACAGCCTTAAGCCCTGATGACGCACAGCGGATGACTGGTTCGCTTGCGGGACTTTATCTACTGCTTGCTGGCGGCGGTTTGACTGCGGGAGCTTATCACGGCTACAAAGCACAGCGTCGCAATAGCGACATTGCGGCGGTCTCCCGGGCAAACAAAGAGCGGCAACTGGCCGACAACCGCCCAGTAACGCTGCTGCCGACGGTTATTTCTCCCCCCAGCTAAACATAAACCAAGAGTAATTCCATGCTGCAGCCGCCCGTATCTCCTGGTTCGGCGGCTCAGCCAGCCGCGATTTCTCCTATCAAACCACGCTCGCCGCTGATGCCATTGGCGGACTCTCCCGGCGAAGAAATGCCAGTGGGCGTTAAGCTGCGAGCGACAGACGATCCAGACGCTTTACGTACCGGCGTTTACGACTCGGTGCTGGCAGCGGCTAGCTCGATGCCTCCAGCAGTGAGTAACACGCACACGCTCAAGCTGACGGATCTGCATTACGCTGAGGATGATCCTGAGTTCAACGCCACCGACGAGAAGAAGGCGATTCTTTCTGGCAGTAGTCTGAGTCGTCGGTTACGAGGCACGTGGCGGTTGTTTGACAACGGCACAGGTGGCGAGATCGCTGAGCGTAAAGCGACTGTTGCTAACGTCCCGGCGATTCTGCGAGACGGCTCGTTTCTTCGCGGCGGAACGCGGTACACGATGGGTGTGCAGCAACGGTTGCGTCCAGGTGCGTATGCTCGCTACCGCAAAAATGGGGAGGCCGAATTGCACGTTAACGCCCGCCAGGGCACCGGGCGTAGTCACCGTTACGTGCTGGAGCCCGAGACAGGGCACTTCTCTGTGCATGTTGAAGGGGCGAAGATTCCGCTCGTGCCGCTGTTAACTTCGCTGGGCGTTACCCGTGACCAGATGGAGAGTGCTTGGGGCAAGGAGCTGACGGACAAGAACTTCGCAAAGCAGGATCCTAAAGCGATCGGTAAATTCTATGACCGCTTTGTCCCTAAGTCGCAGCAGAACGCAGAGGACCGGTCGAATCCTGAGATGGTTCAGGCGAAGATTCGCGAAGCGTTTGAAAAGATCGAGCTGGATGACGAGGTCGTTGGTCACACACTTGGCAGGGCCACGGGCAAGGTAGACGCTGACAATATTCTGCGGGGCACGACCAAGACGCTGCGGATGTTGCAAGGGCAAGAAGATGCCGACGACCGAGACAACCTGGCGTTTGCCAGCTACCACGGGGCACCCGAGATATTCGCTGAACGGTTCATTAAAGATTACGGACGGTTCCGCAAGGAACTGCTTTACAAGGCGTCACGTAAAGGCACGCTGGACAACGTCCCTTCAGGGGCTTTGGACAAGTACATCAACGCGGCAATTTTCCGTAGCGGACTTGCGCAAGGGTCCGAAGAAATAAATCCGTTCGAAATTCTCGCCGCTGGAACCAAGGTTACGCGGTTCGGCGAGGGTGGTCTTCCTGACACACTGTCGGCACCTGATGAGTCACGAGAAGTAAGCCCGAGTCAGTTCGGATTCATTGACGCGGTGGTATCACCGGAGACTCTCCGCATCGGCATTGACGGTTTCTTGGCTCGTGACACGTTCATCGGTGACGACAACCGGCTGTACAGCAAACTGCTGGACAGCAAGACCGGCAAGACGGTGCTACGGAGCCCCAATCAGTTGCTCAACAGCACCACTGCGATTGGAGCCTCACCGATCCCTGGCTGGGAGCTAGCGATGCAAAAGGGTAAGTTGCGGATGGTGAAGGAAGGCACCGCCGAATACCGCATCCCCAGCATGGAAGACACGTTCGGTCAGTTAGCCAGTTTCACCCCGATGAAATCTGGCATGTTTGGTCAGCGAACTTCAATGGCGAGTCGTATGGCGGCACAGGCTTTGGCTATCGATAACGCCGAGGCTCCGCTGGTGCAGACGGGCGTACCGGGTGATGCGGATGAGTCGTTCGAGGAGCGACTGGGTGTACGCCTGGGTGCGATCCGCGCCGAAGAGCGAGGCCGTGTTCTGGAGGTTTCGCCTGACCACATCTTGGTGCGTTACGCCCACGGCAAAGACAAGAAGTTCAGCCTGGACAACAATCGGCCTGGAGCCCGCAAGAGCGTGTTCCATCACGACCCGATGGTTTCCGTCGGCCAGGAAGTCGAACCCAATCAGATGCTCGCTAAGAGTAACTACGTCGATGACAAAGGCACAGCGGCACTGGGCACCAACGCCCGTACGGCATTGATGGCGTGGGACGACGCGTTCGAGGACGGCATCGTAGTTTCGCAGTCGTTCGCTGACCGCGTGCGGGTACAGCAGGCGTACAAGCACCGTATTCAGCCTGGCGAAGGCGAGAAGGTAGATAAGAAGTCGTACCTGCAGGTGTTCGGCAACCGGTACACAGGCGACCAGCTCAAGGCGATCGACAACGACGGTGTGATTCGCATCGGTACCACAGTCAAGAGCGGCGATCCGTTGATCCTGGGCGTCCGCAAGCGTGACGGAGCCAAGACCCGTGTGCATCGGCAGAGCAAGATGGACTTTGGTGACTCCAGTATCCGCTGGGATCACCATAGTGAAGGCGTCGTCACCGACGTGTTCCATAGCGAGAAAGGTTCGCAGGTTGTTGTCAGGTCGTCTAAATCCCTGGAAGAGGGCGATAAGCTTTGCTACGACGAGCTGACTGAAGTGTTGACCCGCACAGGTTGGAAGCTCGTCGCGGATCTCCGGTTTGACGATGAGATTTGCTGTCGGAGCGAGGATGGCGGCATCCGCTACGACAAGCCGACCAAGCTTTATCAATACGCGACTGGCGGACGGATGTACCGGATAGAGTCGCAACAGATCGACCTGTTCGTTACTGCGTCGCACAACATGTTTGTGCAGCGACGTAATGGTAAAGCATTCGAGTTGTTGCCTACGACGGCTATCGCAGGCAAGCGTGTTCGATACGCCAAGTCAGGTAGCTGGGCAGGCAAGAGTCCGGAGTATTTTGAATTCCCTGCGATGCGAGTAAAGGCAGGGCAGTCTGGTCGCGGGTCACGAGACTTACCGGCGATCCGCTGGCCGTTACGCACGTACCTGATGCTGTTAGGGGTGTACCTGGCTGACGGCAACTGTTCCAAGCAAGTAAAGAAAGGGAACTGGTTCGTTGACATCACGAAGATCAAAGAGCCAAACCGCACGCAGCTACGGGAGGCATTAACCGCGGCTGGCATTAAGTTCCATGAAGCCGCCGGTGGTACCAAAGTTCGTATCCAGAGCAAGCAGCTGTACCAGCACTTCCAGCAATTTGGCCGGGCATGGGAAAAGTTTATCCCTGCCGAAGTGTTCGATTACGCCAGGGAAGACCTGGAGTATCTGTTCCAGTGGCTGATGTGGGGCGACGGGCACGCCGGCGATAAGTGGCCGATCAGCTACTCATCGACGTCTAAACAGCTGGCAGATGATGTCAGTCGCTTGCTGCTCCACATCGGCAAGGCAGGCAACGTCAGCTTTAAAGATCCGGAAGACTGCGTGATCCGTGGCAAGCAGTACAAATGTCGTCGATGTTATTCCGTGGGAATCATCAACACCAAGCTGACGCCGCAGGTAAATCACTCGCACGTCAAGAAGCAATCCGCACAGACGGAAGAGTACATCGACGGCTACGACAAGCCAGTGTTCTGCGTGGAAGTCCCGACGCACGTGCTGTATGTCCGCCGCAACGGAAAGGCCTGTTGGTCCGGTAACTCTGGACGTCAGGGAAACAAGGGCGTGATCACGGTCAAGCCCGACGAAGAGATGCCACAGGGTGAAGACGGTAAAGCGATCGAGGTAATCTTTAGTCCGCTGTCAGTACCCAGCCGCGGTAACAGCTCGTTCCCACTGGAGATGTTGCTCGGCAAGATCGCTCGCAAACGAGGCCAGGCGTACAAGATCAAGGACTTCAAAGGCGAAGACTTGCAGCAGATGGTTCTCAATGAAGCCGACAAGTACGGCGTCAGCGACACCGAGACCTTCATCGATCCTGCGACGGGTAGAAAGATCAAGGGCGTGTTGTCAGGCGACATGTTCTTGATGGCTCTTCACCACACGGCCGAATCGAAACAGAGTTCTCGCGGGCTGGGGAAATATTCCGCAGAAGATTCCCCCGCAAAGGGCGGAGAAGAGGGTGCCCAAGCGAAGAGATTCAGTGGCCAGCAGCTTTGGGCTGGGCTATCTCACGGAGCTTATGCCACGTCCAAGGAAGCGTCACTGCTGCGTGGAACCCGCAATGACGATTACTGGTCGGCGTTCATGGCCGGCAATCAGGTCGCTCCTCCGAAGGTTCCTGTCCAGTACAACGCGTTCATGGACAGGCTCCGCGCATCGGGCATCAATCCGGTCCGCAGGGGCACCCAGACGCAACTGATGGCGATGACGGACAACGACGTCCGAGACATCGCTGGAGACCGCGTCGTACGCGTTAACGACACGGTAGAAGTCCACAAGGACATGAAGCCCGTGCCGGGCGGTCTGTTCGATCCGCGACTATTCGGCGATGGGACTCGCTTCGCAGCTATCGAGTTACCCGAGCGGATGCCCAACCCTGTCTTCGAGGAGCCACTGCGGCGACTGCTGGGTTACACCGAGAAGGATTTCAGGGAAGTGCTGGGGGGTAAAAAAGAGATACCTGGTTTCGGCAGCGGTCCTGACGCGTTGTTCAAACGCCTGGAGCAGATCGACGTTCCCAAGGAACTTTCCCGTGCTCGTAACGAGATCGCTGGCACTCGTAAGGTAGCTCGCGACGCAGCGGTCCGGCGGCTGGGGTATCTGAAGAACTTCGAGAAGACCGGTACGCATCCGACGGATCTGATGATCTCGATGGTTCCGGTGATGCCACCGCGGCTGCGTCCGATCTCCAAGCTTGGCGGCAAGGGCGGCGTCGTGATCAGCGATCCCAACTTTCTGTACCGCGAGTTGATGCAGGCCAATGATGTGGTCAGCGAGCTCAAAGGTAAGGTCGACGACATCTCCGACGAACGGCTGGCGGTTTACGATGCTCACAAGGCACTCGTTGGTGTCACCGACTCGACCAACCGCGAGTTACAGCAGCGGAAGGTCAAAGGGATCATCAAGCGTCTTGTGGGGAGCAACCCCAAAAGCGGAGACATGCAGAGGAAGCTGCTCAGTGGCAACGTCGATACGGTCGGCCGCGGCGTGATCATGCCTGACACGTCGCTGGACATGGACAGCTTCGGTTTACCCGAGGCGATGGCGTTCAACATGTTTGAACCCTACGTCGCGAGAAACCTGTCGCTTAAGGGGATTCCCCGTATACAGGCGATGGAGCACCTTAAGGCCAGGGACAGTGTTGCCCGTAAGGCATTGCTGGAAGAGATAGGCAAACGACCGGTGTCGCTTAGCCGTGCACCGATTCTCTACAAGTATGGCGACATCGCTTTGTTGCCGCAGTTGGTTAAGGGAGACACGATCAAGCTCAATCCGTTCGTGGTCAAGGGCCTCGGCGCCGATTACGATGGAGACGCTGTCAACCTTAACGTCATGCACGGACGCGAAGCGGTAGCTGAAGCGATGGACAGGATGTTGCCCAGCCGCATGCTGTTCGCCACCAAGGACTTTAAGAGTCCGATGTTCACACCCAGCCAAGACATGCTGCTGGGACTCAACAGGGCTTCCCAGCCAGCAAAGAAGGGAGCCAAGACCCGTTACTTCGCTTCCTTTGAAGATGCCAAATCGGCACTGAAGCGAGGTGACATCGACCTTGACACACCTGTTCGGTTTCCGAAGACACCGTGAGCCTAGTTTAGGCAAGCAGGTTTCGACCACCACAACAGCCAGGTAATTACCTGGCTGTTTTCGTTTACACACACACACGAGAAGATCAAAAGATGAATAGCCACCACAAGTACACAAACGCCAACTTCCGCAACGCCACGCTGGTTGAAGCGTACCGGCTGTACCTCAACAGCAATGACAAGAAGCTATTGACGTCGCTAATGACTGTCGACAACAAGTTTAACGAAGAACTCTATGAAGCGACCGTTTCCGGCCAGGGGACAGGCGCAGAATTCGTCAGTGAGCCGGCCTTTGTACCGATCTGGCGGTCACAGACGAATTCCGCGCACAACCTGGTGAAGGCCGGACTGGCGATGCAGTCCACGCAACTGTTTGAAGGACTCCATAAACCTTGCGTCGCAATTACCAGGATGGGTCACCTGATTGCTGCCGGACTGATTTACGGCGGAGACGCTTGTACGGCAGACCCCGAGTTTAATCATTTCTATGAGCCGATCGTGGGTATCCAGGCGAAGCTGGCGAGGGAGGGTAAATCAGCCGACCTGGCGGAGGAGCTGGCAGCCGTCTCGAAGGAGGCTACCAGTCTTAAAAGTTTATACCGCAAAACGAAAGACGCGATCGTTAACGCGATGAGCTTGAATACCACTCTCGCGACCGAGCGGGACCTGTGGACTAAGCGGGCCTATGAATTGCAAAAGGAAGCGGTTTCCACGAAGAAAGAAACCGCCGTAAATACGGCTAAACTGAAGGCTCAAATAACCCAACTGCACGTCGCGACGGACGAGCAGATTAAGCGACAAGAAGCGCATAACCGTAAAGTAGCTGATGATTCGGCGAGCATCGTCGTTGAGCGGGACATGTTGCTTCGGCAGGTCGCCAGACTGGAAAAGGCTTCCGTTTCGGCGAGGGAGTCAACCGATAGAAAGATAGCCACACTGACGGCCCAGCTGGCAGAATCGCAAGACGCGTTGGCACAGAAACCGCAGAGGCAAGCGGCGGAGGTTGCGATTCTGCAGAAGCACCTGACAACCGCTTGCGTCCAGTTAGAGGCGGCGACGACGAAGATTTTTGAGGCGGAACGCGCCGCCATCCCGGACAAGAAGCAGGCCGCTACCATATTAGCCGCTGTAGAGTTAGCGTTAGCCAAGGCAGAAGCCGCGTTAGAGGCGAAGACGCAAGAGCTGGCTAAGGCACAAACGTTGGCCGCGAAGCTGGTGAAGAGCAAGTCTGTTACTGTTACGAAGCCAGCCGCCAAGACACGCAAGCCTGCCAAGCCTGCCAAGCCTGCCAAGCCCGCTAAACCCAGAGCGAAGAAGTCCAAACTGGGCGAAGGTTTAAACCTTAACTTTGACTGGACAGGAAAAAAGTAACAGCTGTTCCTCGTTGATTTAAGTGACGCGTTTAGGGAGGAGTAAGAAGGATTTAGTCACTCACTACAAGGAACGGGCAACATGCCTCGCAAGACGGAACACTACAGGATATTACGCGGAAAGGTTCGCATAGAAGAATATTTCTGTGACAAGATTAGCGACACTGTCGAGTCAATAAAGGGTGTCAACCTCATGCGTATTGCGAGGGATGAATCGCTAGCACGATTAAAAGCGAACCCGCGTTGCGGTTTAGCCACAGGAAGCACTGACAGCGAGGAATGGTTTGAGTCTGTGAACACCACCGGCTCAACAGCTGCCGGTATGGGGTCGTCCGTTTATTTACCAAGCCGCGAAGAGATTGCCGCCGCGTGTGCAGCATTCCGCGTACGCGACCCACGGGGTTCCGTCTATGGGGGTTCACCCGACTACGACATCGGCGTCCAGTTCCCGACTTTCAACGACCTATCCACTCGACGTACCACGATCCCGGAAGACGATCGAAAATGCGACTGCCCTTACTGGGGTACCGAAGGAAAAGAATGACCGAAAACCAAACTAACCAGGTGAAACCGAATGGCTAAATACATTGTGGAACTTTACGAACTCCGGTGAAAACAGATGCGATACTGCGAGATATTATGACGACCGAAGAATATACGGCTGAAATGTTAAAAGCGTTGGATTGGCTCAAAAGACTTCCTGACGAAAAAATGATGCTGAGTGCGTTGACCCTGATGTTTTTAAAAGGACGCAACGCCACCGATGAAGCTAGTGCGATCCCAGATGCGGAGTTGCAGCATTTCGGGGAACACGTTCAAGAAACGTTCGCGTCAGTGGGATTCCTTTTGCTGATGGCTCGCGGAAGCGTTGTCGCAAACTTTACTGACGGCGTGCCGAAGTATTCAGTTAGCGATCAAGGCATTAAGGAAGCCGATTCGCTTAGTCAGTAGAACGCTATCAACCACCTCGCCGCCGCGAGTTGATTCAATTTCAAAAACAAGCTTCAGCGGCGACAAAATCGATTTTGTCGCCGCTGTTTCTTTTACTCAAGCAAGGATTAATGGATGACAACGCAGACAAAAATTGAGTTTTCAGGCTTTACCGCTACTATCTCTCAAGATCCAGACTACCCCGATCCGATGCGAGAGACTGACGCCCCGGACGTTTTTGCTACCTGGCATAGGCGATACGCTTTCGGTGACGACGCATCTGCCAGGTGGAGCCGGGAAGAATACCGTAAGGCGAACATCGGCCAGCATGACTTGGTACTGGACGTCTACATGTACGACCACAGCGGAGTCGTATTTTCGCACAGTCCTTTCGCGGACAAATGGGACAGTGGCTGGCTCGGCTGGCACTGGATATCCCAGGAAGCGATCATCCGGGACTTCACCGGC